AGGGCAATTCGTGTCCCTCGGGTCATCGAGGCCCGCCATGAACGAGCGTACCCCTACCCGACTGAGTTCAGTTTGCCCCTAGGGTCGCCTCCGTCAAGGGGCAATAGACCCCTCTGGCTTGCCCTAGGAGGCGTTTTGACGGCGGGAGCGTAAGAAGACCGCCACCCCTACCCCTAGACACCCCACAGCCAAGGCCCAACCAAGGTCGCGGACGGACTTCAGGGCTAGGGTCGCCGTGCTCATGTTGCGCTCGAGGTCGGCCGAGTCGGACTTCAGGCCCGCGTCCGTCACGATCATGACCAGGGCGTCGGTCGATTGCAGTTGGTCGAGGACATACCCGGCGATGTAGGCCGACGACAGGGCCGAGACTCCCGCGAAGCCGGTGAGCAGCGTGACCGCCAGCAGGAGATTACCGCTTCCGCTTAGTGACTGCTTTGCCTTTGCCATGGGGTTTCGGTTTGCCGACGACTGCGGCGACTTCCTTCTCTCCGCGGGCCTTGATGTAGCGCATGAGGTAGTCCAGACATTCGGGGGCCGCGTAGCCGGCCGCACCGACGACGGCCATCTTCAGGCCCGGGCTTTGGATGTGGTCTTGGATGCCGTAGCCGACCAAGGCCGCAGTGATCGCGGCGGCGAGGACACGGCGCACGACCCAGCCCAGGGACACGGGTTCGGTCGAGAGCAGCAGGCGGGCCGTCATGGCTAGGCCGCCAAGGACTGACGCGACGACGCCGTCCTTGAGTTCCTTCGGAATGTCCTCGGGGCTGATGGGAGGGGGAGGGCTCACGAGATGCGGGGAGGCTTAGAGTTGGGCGAGATGAGGACGCGGCGGTAGTCCTGAGCCCAGAGCAGGGCGGCGAGGTCTTTGCCTGCCCGGTCAACCTGGGGCTCGCTGAGTTCGGGGAAGGTCAGGTGAATCTGTTCGTGGCAGAGGACTTCGAGCTGACGCTTGGCGCCGAGGCGGGGGTCAATCTCGATAAGGTTCTCGCCGATCGTGGCCTGACCCCATGCGCGCTCCTTGCCGAGTTTGCGCCAGATGACCTTGGCTCCCTTATTCTTGCGGCGGCTCATCGGTGGGGGTGGGCTTGTTCACCGAGTCCCTAACGCGGTCAGTGAGCCACCAGAGGCCGAGTCCGCAGGAGATGACGAGGGTCGCCCCGGCGGCATACTCGAACCAGGGCGAGTCGATGATGAAGGGAACCGATCCGCAGAAGGCTCCACAGAGAAGCAGGGGCAGACCGATGCGAGGGCCCATGAAGGCGGTCGTCAACGCACCGACTACGGCGAGGCCGGCACCGACGAGCGTCCATGTCTGGGAGGAGGCGTCCTTCTTCACGCGCTCGACCTCGGCTTGCAGCTCCTTGATGCGGGCATCCTTTAAATCGGACACCCTCTTGGCTTCAGATTGGTCGGCCTCTAGTCGTTCCCACGCCTTGTTTACGGCGGTGGCGAGTTTGCGTCCAAACTCCATCTGCTTGGCGTAGTCGATGGGGTCGGCCTTGGTAGCCCTAGCCATGGCGAAGGCGACGTCGGCCTCGGGTGGGGCGGGCAGATAGGACTGGGCTAGGCGAGACTCAGCCACGACGACCTTGGCCTTATCGGCGTTACGCTCGATGGCCACGAGCGCAGCGCCTACGCGGTGATCCGTCTTGTCGAGGTCTTTGCCTAGGGTCGCGACGGCGTCAGGCTTGGTCGGGGCTGGCGGCTGGACGGGCAGGGGCGGCAGGGCGTCACCCTTGCGGAACAGACTGCACCCGGTCAGGGCCAGGACGGCGATGACCAGGAACAGTCGCACGGCTTATTCGCGGCCCTTGAGGGCGTCGAGGGCCTGACGGCCCTTGGCTTCCAGCGTGTCGGCCTTAGCCTTGTGCTTACGCATGACGAGGGCACCGGCGACGAAGCCGACGAGGAGGGCGAGGAGGTGGGTGATCATGGTGGTGTTATTCGTTGGGTAAGAGTTCGACTTTGACGAGGGGGCCGAGGTCGACTGGGGTCTGCGGTGAGTCGAAGGTGACGATGACGCTGGCTCCGTCAGAGGATGCGGGTTCGCCATCACGCTGCGGAAAGACGGCGGCCAGCAGTTCGTAAGGATTTGAAAGCACCGCGCCGACCATGGATATTTTGTAAGTAATCATGCTTCTAAGATAATTCCTCCAGCAAAACAACGCATCAGGTATCTGACTCCAGCCGAAGCCGTAGCCTCAACTTGCTCACGATAAAGGCCGCCGTTGTTTGCGGTAACACCCGTAGGGCCTGCCGAGGTCGTTGCCTCCAGGACTCCGTCTAGGTAAAGTGATACATTGCCAGAGCCGTCAGAGTAAATGACGTAGTCGGTGACTTGGCTTAGGGCCAGAGCCTTAGTAGTAGCAACAGCGGTTTGCGTGCTCCCGTTGTGCACGATCAGATTAATGAAGCTTGCGACACCTCCTAGTTTGCTAAGTCCAATGCCAAAGGTTGTCATAGCTCCAGTTGTTGCGGCAGTATAGCCTCCAACCGTGATGCGTGCTGTCGTATTTGCATCTCCAAGATAGCCAGAATTGGTAAAACCAAACCGACCAAACAGCCAAATCTTCTTTGAGAAATCGACCCTAAGCTCATGAGCACGGCTTGAAAATACAGACAAGACGCCAGGAACACCAGCGTACCAACCGCCACGACCTACCGAAGCAGTTGTGGTGGTGTACATCTCTCTCCAGCAATTATATCCAGCGCTAATTTGGCCAGAGCCGCTTATCGAAGTGCTATTTAAGCCTTCAAACCTCGTAGACATTCCTTGAGCTGATGCGAAATTAAAGACCGAAGGATTTAAACTAGTCGTCGAAGATGTTTTAGTGATGGCCTGAACCGCAGTCGCAAACGCCGGAACCGCAGTCGTGACAAACGCCGTAGTAGCCAGCGCCGTGGTATTATTGCCAGCGGTCTGCGTGACGCCGATCGTCCCAGTCGGCAGGGAGGGCGTGCCGGTGAAGGTCTGAGAGTCTACAGCGGCCCTCGTCGTATCGGTTCCGTGGACGTGGTCAGCCCTGGCGTAGCGCAAGGAGGTTCCCACGGCGGCAGTGCCGTTGACCAGCGGGGTAGCGGACGCGGCCTGTGCGACGACGTATGCGGTCGTGGCGATCTGGGTGGTGTTCGTATCGACTGCGGCGGTCGTTGAAAGTGGGACGCCAGTAAACGTCGGACTTGCGAGGTCGGCCTTGCCGGCGATGTCGGCGGCGACCAGGAAAGACGAAGGGTTCCCGCTTAGAGGATAGTAGAGCCCATTCGCCACAGTGGTCGTCGAGTAGTCCGCAGCTGTGGCGGTCGCCATCGTGCCGAGGCCGAGGTTCGTGCGGGCCGTGCCGGTGTTCGCCAGACCGCTTAGGTTATCGGCCTTGAGCAGGAAGCCAGTCGGGCCGGGGTAGGCCACGGTCTGCGTGCTCATGCCCGTCGGGCCGTTGAAGAAAATCTGAGGATACCCGGCGGCAGTCGAAAGCGTCAGCACGTACGAGTTTGCGGTGCTAGACATCCCTAGGATGCCTGCGCCGATGCTTGTAGTATCAGGAGAACTAGAAACAAGGATGTCGTTTGTGAACGTGGCACCCGATAGGTTCGCCTTCCCCGCAGCCGATGCGATCGTGAAGTAGGTGCTGGCGGCCGTAGCACTGAGCAGATAAGGCGAGAGAGCCGTGCTTACCTGTGCCGCAGTCTGATAGCCAGCAGGGTTGGTCTGAAGGTAGTAGGTGCTCGCCGCGTCAGCCGAGGTCAGCAGGCCGAGGGCGCTGAAGGTCTTGTTCTTCCAGAGGTCGGTCGAGGACTCGTAAGCCAGGAGGTCGTTATTGGCCAGCGTGCCGATGGCCACGTCGTGCAGTTCCTCGAGCTCATAGCCGTTCTGGACCGCGACGAGGATAGTCCCGAGGGTCGGGTGCGAGCGGATGACGATGCCGACGTAGACGAGATGCTGGGGAGCGGACGGCTTGGTAGTCGTCCAAGTGCCAGCGGTCGTCGGGGAGAGGTACAGCTGCACGCCTTCGGTCAGCGCCGAGGTGTCGATGTTCTCCAGTTCGCCGCGCACGATGACGTAGCCCGTGCCGTTGTTAGCGATGGCCGTCTTGACGAAGCCGATGGTCTGGGCGGAGTTCGCGTCGTTGTTAGCCTGGGCCAGCGTGATTAGGGGCTTGTTGCCCGTGGCCCCGCTGATGTAGACGATGGAGCCAGCCGCGATCGTCGAGCCGGACTGGTTGCGGACTTCGACCTCTAGGTCGCGGGCGACCGCCGTGCCACCAGCGAGAGCAGCCTGGACGAAGGCGGTCGTCGCGAGGGAGGTATCGTTGTCGCCGAAGGTCGGGGTGACTGCCCGGGCGTCTCCCGTGAAGACTGGGCTGGCCAGCGGCGCGTAAGCCGACAGGTCCACCGTGAGGTTCCCGGTCGTGACCGACAGGGGCGACGAGACGCTGGAGATGAAGTCGGGGGTGGTCGTGACTACTTCCCACGCGGCGTTCTTTCGAGCGTACTGCGATCCGTCCGAGGGGGCGTCGTTGACTACCGCCAGAGAGCCGAGGCCAAGGTTAGTGCGCGCCGTAGGAGCCGAGGGGAGGTCTGAGAGGTTGTTAGCCTTAACTGCGTAGACCGACAGGTTGACCGTCGTCCAGTCGGTGTTGTAGTTCGTGCTGTCAATCTTGGTCAGGAACTGCCCAGCCGTACCGCCAGCAGGGACGCCTACGCCAGGGGCTCCCGCAGGGCCGGGGACGCCGACGCTACCCGTCAGGGTGCCAGGGACGATGCCCGAGATGGTGCCCGAGATGGTGGACTGGTCAGCGGAGAATACCCCCGAGATGGTCCCGAAGGTCGAAGCCGTCGAGGTGATCGTCGCGTCGGGCATGGCTTAGACGGTGACGGAGTCGATGACGTTGACGCGGAAGAGTTCGGTGCGCGAGATGGTCGAGCCCGGGAAGACGAACTTGATGTCCCACTTGCCGAGGCCGATAGCCCAGTCAGCGGTCGAGCCCGGGTAGGTCACCGTAAAGGACAGGCCGTCTCCGGCCTTGGTCACCGTCATCGCGTAGACGTTGCTCTGGCGGTCTTCGAGGGACGAGCTGATGGTCGTGGTAAGGAGGTTGGCCGGACCCGTCGCCCCGGGCGTCCAGGTAAAGGTGCAGGCGAAGGTGTTACCCTGCGAGACGGTTACTTGATTAGTGCAGCTCATCGGGTCTTAACCTTGCCCCGATTGGAAGGGGGGGGTCAGAAGGCCGTCAGTTTACCGATGGAGGTGATGGGGTCGAGCGGCGTTGTGCTTCCCGTGTTCTGGGATCCTGTGTCGAAGAAGGTCGAAGTAAGGGCATAAGAAGTGCCTGTCACGGCGACCAGTTCCCCAATCATCTCATTCTTAAACTCAGTTGTTGCCGCAGTACCAGGGAATGTTGGATCGGTTGGAACCATGAAGAAAGTATAATTACCAGACCTCATGGCGCTCAAGATGGTAGGCTGTTGGTCGCTTATGCTTTGAACCCCACGCGGCCACCTGATTAATCCGCTTCCAGTCGCAGCCGATTTTTGACCTGAATAATATTCGATGGTAAAATCATATACCAAATAATCGTAGTTGCTCTCAAGGCACCACGCGCAACGGAACTTACCCCAAGTCGAGACCGATGAAGAGCTGCCTACGATGCTTCCCATCAGATGCGGGCGTAGTAATAGGTCGCCGTCGCGGTTCCGAGCTTGATGCGGTCAGCCCAGAGGGAGCCGGTGACGTATTGGTCTACTGAATAGACTCCACTTCCGAGCGAGTTCACCTTAGCCAAAGCAAGGTAGCCGTAAGTGTCGGTGTCGGTGGGAAGGGTTCCACCCGTATTGAACACGGTCGGGTAGGGGTCGTCCGGGTCGTAAGGGCTGATAGGCGCCGAAGGGGGGAACTGATTGGTCGTGGCGTCCGGGCCTACGCGGAGGTAGACGATGCACGACGAGGTCGACGCGAAGTCGAGGATTAGCTGATAGCCTGTCGTCAGGTCGTCGAGATACTCGAACTCCTCTTCCGTCTCGTTGTAGACCTGTGGCATCAGGTTGTTAAATGTGCCAGGGCAGATCTCGTAGGTGACAATCGTGGACTCGCCCACCGTGACCTCTTGGACGTTCTTGACCTTGAAGGGCGAGCAAGTGTCCTGACCGGCACCGTCATACATGTCGGCGAACTCCCTCTGGATGCCGAGTATCGACTGATTGTTAGTCGTCGAAAAGACGTAGCCGTCTCCGTTGCGGATAGCCATGGCTTAGGAGGTGGCGGCGTAGTAGACCTTACGGCTCCAGCCTTCGTTGCTGTAGCGTACCTCGTAGGAGATTTTCAGGACAGACCCAGCGTAGCGCTCGATGTTTGCGTTAGACAGCAAGAGCTTGGGGCCGAACTCCCCATCGCCACCGGCACCGACATATGACGGGATGATGGAGACGGAGAACACCCCTCCCCAAGTCCCGTTGTTCGAGGACGCTCCGAGCAAGTCGACGAACTCAGCCGGTGCGGCCGTGTCGGTCGTGTAGAAGAATCCAGAGAAGGTCGTCGTCGGCGTGAGGTAGTTGGTCTTGCCGTAGAGCTCGCGGACGGTGGGGTCGACGAAGCCGATGAAACGGCCACCGCTGGCTTTCTCAAAGCAGGCGCCGTTGTCCCCGATGCGGGACTTGACCGGGTTTCCTGTCGGGCCTTTGACCGTCGGGCCTAGGTCGCTTTCAGGATAGTCAGGAGGGTCTCCAGGGGCGGCGTCTCCGCGTCCGGCGATGGGGCCTTCCCAGCCAGCCGCTTGGTCGAGGAAGTTGATGTGGGTCGTGATGTTCTCGGAGCCAAGCGAGTTGCTCGCGATCATCTGCGGTAGCGTGTAATTGCTTCCCGTGTAGGCCGTGTCGATGCCCACATAATCCACGGTGATGGTGGCAATGTTCAGCGCGTCGTAGGAGACCCCGACCTTGTGGGCCTTCATGTAGGTGTAGCTGGAGTCCGGGTGGGAGGAGCCGATGACGGCGACGTTGAAGTTGCCGTTCTGGTCGGACTTGAAGACGCAAGTCCCGGTCATCAGGCCGAAGCCGTCCCCTTGGACTTTCCATCCTGGTTGCAGGATGGCGTTCACCATTGCGTTGCCGTAGTCGATGCGTGCCATGTTAGTAGATCAGAGAGTGGACATAATCGAGGCGCTGTATTGCGCCTTCAGTTCTGTCTTGGTGAAGTCGGGGGCGGTGCTCTGCTCTCCCTTGCTGGCGATTTTGTCGAGCAGTTCGGTCTGCTTCCGTGCTTCCGCAAGGGAATCGTCGAGGGCTTGAAGCACCGGGTTGGCGCCGACGCCGACGACGTTGGAAAAGCCCTCGGGGGCCTTGAAGGAGTTTTCCTTGGTGGCTTTTTCGTCTTCAAAGATTGAGGCGTACTTCTTGCCTTCAGGGCTTGCCAAGAATGCTTCTAAGGCACGCCTTTGCATGGCAGGGTCTTTCTCAATAGTATCTCCGGAGCCAGGCCTAATTGTCCGTCTTGCATGGGGAGCCAATCTCCTACCTTCTTCCGTTTCCTCAAGGAAGCGCCGTGTGAGTTGTTCGCGGCCAGCCTTTACTTCGCGTTCTTCCTTTTCTCTGGCGTCCTTAGCCTTAAAGAAGTTCGCCATTTTTGTTTCTTCATCAGTAGCAAGTTTGGTTTTTCCTTCGGCGATTCGGTTTACGCCGTCAGTCGCAAGTTGATTGGCTTCGGCGATGGCGTTGCTGACAAAGGCGATGATGCCGGAGATGATGGCAAGGGGGCCGAGGAAGGACAGGAACACCGACGAGATGGTGTTGCCGAACGCTTTGCCAATCTTGTCAAACTGACCTCCTACGGCCGATGTGGCCTTGGTCGTTGTCTGCTCAACGGCGCCGCCCGCGGTACCTACCTTGACGGACGAAGCACGCTTCTCCAGGCTGGTGATGGCTTCCTTGGCGCGGTCGACCGCCTGCGGGACATCGGACGTAGCCTTGATCTGAACTTCAAGTGATTGGGCCATCGGTGGTAGGGGGGCTTTCCTTTGCAGGATTGGAAGCGGAGAAGTAGGCTTCCCGGGCTTCCTCATCGGCCATGAAGGCTTCCTCCTCCGTGGACATGATGGAGACATCGGCACCGTTGCGGACACCGAAGGCCGTGTTAAGCCAGATGGCCTGACACTCGGGCATCTCCCAGGCACGCTGCTCGGGTATCCCGTTGGCAATCAGTCCAGCCACGATAGCCAAAGGCCACGGGATGTTCTTGCCGTTGCCGCCCTTGGTCTTGGTCTGTTCCCAGAACTTAGGCCAATGCCCGACAAGGATGTAGGACGAAAACAAGTTGAGTTGGCGCTGGAACTCCTCGGGGTATCTCTCGAGCTGCAAGACCCGCCAAGTGTCCCTGATGCCGAACTTACCGATGGGCTCCTCGGCGCACAGTTGCACGGCGAGGATAAGGTCTGCCGGGGTGATCGCGCGATGGCTGTCCACCAGCGGTGATTGGAAAGCCTCCAGACGCACGCGATACTTGAGGCACCAGGGGTAAAGCGTGCGACCCAGAATCCTAAAAGGAGCCGGGTCGACGTAGGCGTTAAGGAAGCGTTTATCCACTACCCTCTAGACTGTCCCCCTTTCGGGGGTGTCAATTACGCGTAGGTGATACCTTCGAAGTCGACCGCCGTAACGGTGACAGAAGTAAAACCCTTGTTGGTGCCCTTGTCATCGACCTTGGTCACGACTCCCGCAAACGAGACTGAAGCCGAGCCAGCCGGATAGGCAGAGAGGGTGTTGACCGTGAAGGTGATGGTGGCGCCGAGGACCGGGATGGAAGAGGTCTTGGCGATGCCTTCGATGGTGATCTCGGACTTGCGGTCGTCCAGGCGGTGCGTTTTCGTGATGCCCGTCTCATCGACGACCATGGCCTCGGAGTTGAACGAGGACGAGAGGCTGTAGCTCTGCACGAAGAGGTTAGCGACAGTACCCGCGACTCCGTAGATGCAGGTGGTTCCGTTTGAGATGGCGGCCATTTGTAATTGCGGGCTTTGGAATTGGCTTAGGCGGGCAGGACCACCAGCACGTCGAACGAGAAGGAAGTCGCCCAGGAGCGCTCGTCGATGCCTTCGTCTTCGGACTGCATCGTGACGTCGTAACAGGCCGCGTCGGTCGAGGCTACGAAGGCCGCCTTGATGCTGGTCAGGTCACGCATATTGCCGGACAGGGCGGCGCAGCGGGCGCGGTGATCGGCGAGGGTCGTGTCGTCGGCGTTCGAGAAGAGGGTGATGCGGACCGAGCAGCTGAAGTTGCCTTCGCCTTCGGGGAGGTCGGCAGGACTGCGGGCAGACTCGCAGAGGACCACGGCCTTGGGCAGGGTCTGGGTCGCGGCGCTGTCGCCCGTCAGGAAGGCCACGGTGGTCAGCCCAGTCTGGGTGGATAGGTAGGTGGCGAGGGTAGACTCGCAGATGTGCCTAATGCTCTTCGTGCCCATTGTACCTTTGCCCGCTTTGGTAGGGAAAGGAACTTGACAGGCTGGCTTCGGCGGTGCTTAGATGCATTTATGTTCGACGACCCGGCCCTGACCAAGTTCTTCGGTATGCTACAGCGTATCGAGGAGCACCGCGTCATCCGGCCCATCAAGCGTAGGGTCGCTAAGGTTAGCCGTGGTCCTATGCTGGCCCGCCTGTATGCTGGCGAGACGCCTGCGTCCTATGTCTGCGAGCCCAAGGTCGACGGCCTCCGCGTCTTGATCACTGCGGACCTGTCCCGCCGCATCGTGCGCTTCGAGACCCGCAACGGAAACCCGATGCCCTCCCTCGACCATCTGGCCGAAGATGTGCTCGACCTCCTGTCTGGCAAGGACGGCGTCTGGCTGCTCGACGGCGAGGCCGTGTCCGGCAAGTCCTTCTTTACCTCAGTCGGCGCCCTTCGCTCCCAACAGTCTGCCGACGATGCCCGCGTCTGGCTGTTTGACCTTCCCTCTGTGGAGGGCGATTACAGCACCCGCCGTGCCTCGCTGGAGGCTTTGTTCGCCCAGTCCTACCCTACGTCCCTCCTGCTCATCCCGAGCGTCTCCTGCACCCCAGAGGAAGCCTTCCTCCGCTTTACCTCGGAGGGCTTCGAGGGTGCCATGGTCAAGGACACCGCCGCCCCCTACTCCCAAGGCCTTCGCTCCAGGGCTTGGCTCAAGGTCAAGGACGCCGACACCACTGACGCCGAGATTGTCGACGTGGTCGAAGGCACGGGCAAGTGCGCCGGGATGGCTGGCCATATCGTCGTGCGCTGCGGACGCCGCCTCGTCAATGTCGGCACCGGCATGGATAACGCCACCCGCTCCGCCCTGCTTGCCGACAAGGCTTCAACCATCGGACGCACCGCCGAGGTCGTCTATCAGATGAAGACTCCTAAGGGTTCCCTGCGCCACCCCGTGTTTGTCGGAGTTCGCGGCGACAAGTAATCATTTCTTATTGAAGCCGTCGATGTCCTGCTGAAGGAGTCGCTTGATTCGCTTGGGCATTTGCTTGACGCGGTTTCCGTAGACTAGTGCGAGGACATTAGCCTGGTCTGCGATGCCGTTGATGTTGCCGTCCGCGTTGAATACTATGACGTCGACGTCTTTGTCCGACGAGCTGATCGTGTTCTTTCCCTGAACAGTCTTGTGTCGGGTAATCCATGCGGCGTTGAGCAGCTTGACTCCGAAGTCTTTTGGGACGCCATTGATGACTGGCTTGGGAAGGGTGCGAAGAGCCATAGCCCAGCCGGACTTGATTGAGCCGACAGTCTTTTGCCTCTGCATGATGTATCGGTCTAGGTCTGGCTTGTTCTCAGCAACATATCGGCTCATTTTTTCGACTCCGCTGACGTTGCGTCCTGACTTCCAAAGTCGGCCACCTTCGCGCTGATAAATGGGCTTATAGACTGCGTGGATTTCAGCGATGGACTGAAGGCTTGCCTGATTGAGAGATTCATTGGCTACCTTGTTCCCGATGCGGTTAAAGTAGTTCCGCAGCTTCTTGAACCCCCAGACAGTTCCAAAGCCGTTGTAACGGTCAGAGAGCATCCGGGCCAAAAAGCCGTTGCTGTTAAGGATAGGCGAGTTCTTGGCCGCGACTTTCCAGAATAACGAGGCGTTATCCGTAAGGGCTAGGGAGCCGAGGCGCTTAACCACCCGGGCACGCTGGGTGTCCTTCGTGCCGCCAGACATTGGGACGACTACCTTGCCGACGTCTCGGTCAATGGCCTGCTCGCCTGCCTTCTTCGCGGCTTTGGACAGGCCGTCACCCCCGCCCTTAGCCAGGGGAGGGGTAAAGGTCGCCGCGTCACTGCAAGCCAAGGCGGCCTGTTCCAGCGCCGCGTCTCGTAGGGTCTGCTTGGACTTAGAGGCGTACTTCTGGATGGCCGCCATGAAGTCCGCGTAGGACTTGGGCTCAATGACGACCTTGACCACAGGGGTTACTGGTTATCGTCGATGACGACGAGCGTGATCCATGCCGACCCGGGCTTGTAGGTCTGGCTGGTGATGCGGACGGTCTTCCCGCCGGCCACGATCTTCTTCCCCTGGGCAAGGGAGGCGATGGGGGCACCCGAGGACAGTAGGGCCGCCGATGCCCCCGTAGACCCGTCTGGAAGGCTCCAGGAGGCCGTTACAGCGGGGAGCCTGACCGAGTACTGGGTCCGCTCCATATACCCCCCTGCTTCGAGCACGGTCGAGACGGCGGGGTCGGAGATGAGGCAGAAGAAGGTGATGGCCCCAGAGTTGGCCGACCCGGCCACGCCGAAGTCCGCCACCATCTCTTTGGCGTCATTGAGAAACTCGGTTCCGTAGAGGCTCATCCTATACTTGCCCGGATTGGTAGGGGGCACAAAAAAGGCCCCCATTGCTGGGAGCCTCGTTTGTTTGCCTTGCGGCGGCTGATTAGGCCGTGGTGAGGCGGTTGAGCGAGGTCGCGCGACCGACAGCGGCACCGAAGAGCAGCGTGGCGGTGACGTTGTAGTAGCCGGACTGCTCCTGGCCCATGAGGACCTGGACGCCGAGGCCGGTGTCGGCGTCGACAGCGTTGGCAACTTCGAAGCCCGGGATTTCGGACATCGGGAGGGCCGAGGCGACAGCGATGGCGTCAGCGCCGCACGAGAAGCCAGCGAGGCTTTCCGCGTTGGCAGGGAGGCTGTTCCACTGGTAGACCGAGGCGCCAGCGAGGGTGCCAATCTGGCCGGAGGTCAGGATGCCAGCACCGAGGACGGAGTTACCGATGATGGTAGCGTCGGCGAGAAGGCCGTTAGCGTAGGTCGGGTTAAGGATGAACGCGCGGGGTTCAGCGGCCTTGGCGGCGTCGAGCACGCCCTTGGAGGCGACGACTTCAGCGTAGGTCAGGCCAGCGCCGGTGTTCGTGCCAGAAGCGAAGTTCGCAACGGTGATGAGCGCGCCGATTTCAGCCAGGCACTTTTCAGCGAGGGCGTTGGCGGCGGTCGGGACGAAGGCGTTGGAGAGGAACTGAGCGCCATACATCTTGACGTCGAGGGGCGAGAAGCGGCTCGACACCTTAAAGTGCTTGAGGGTGACGTTGGCGGCGGTGATCGTCGCGTCGTCTTGGGTGAGGTAACCGCCGGTCGAGAACTCGGTGGCGGTGGAGGTGCCGATCAGCGGAACCTGGACCGTCTTGCCGGCGCCGGATTCGGCAGCGGTGAAGACGGACGAGAAGGCGCGGAGGGCCGGGAGCTTGCCCTTGAGGGAAGCGATGACGCTTTCAGCGAGGATGCTGGGAGCG